AGTGACCCCGGAAGTGACCCCGGAAGTGACCCCGGAAGTGACCCCGGAAGTGACCCCGGAAGATGTGCCAGCAGATGTGCCAGCGGCAGATGCGACAACATCTTTGCCTTCTATTTCTTCAAAAATAAAAGAACTGCAACAAGAAATTAGTGCTGGAAATGATAAAACCGGTTCTGCAGCCAAAGAATTAGAAAAATTATTGAAAATTCAAAAGGCAAAAGCAGGCAAACGTGTTAAGGGAATATTTGCAGCTGACAAAAAGGCTTGGAGTGAATCTTTCCGAGCTTATTTTAAATCTAAATTTATAATTACATAAATTCTTAGCTGAGTATACACAGCTTGACGACACAGTGAGAGTTCTTGCAAAGGTCGTTTAAAAATCTGGACAAACTTCACGACAAAACCAGAACAATTTAGGACAGTTGGTAGAGAGGTTTATTGCACCGGTCTTGAAAACCGGAGAGGTTTAAAACCCTCCGTAGGTTCAAATCCTACACTGTCCGCTCTTAATCAAATTTAAACCATTGATTATACCCTCTTGAGGAATAAGTTTATTTATGACTTTAACCCCAATACCAGCAAATGCTCCTACTAATGGAAGTGTAGGAGACAATAATTCTTATGTACAAGTAGGCAATGATTTAGGAAGACAATTTTATGCCCAAGCAGTTTATGTTATTGGAGGCAGTAACGGTGTTGGCTTAAATGGTTTCTCAGTAAAGACCGGTACTGGGATTCATGTGGGTCCTTTCAGTATGCTACAAAGCACAGGAACCGCTGACAACAATTCAAATTTTAACACAACCTTTAGTTCTTTAACAGCTATGGATGGTGTTGTTTCCACAGGACCAATTACCATTCAGCCAGGAGATCAAATTTATAATGTTAAGGCATTCTCCCTCACCAATGGTCATGCTATACTAGCATATAATGCATAAGAATTCAGTTCTCTTTTATACCCAGAATCGATGGGCATTTGGACAAATTCACCATTCTCTTATTAAGAGACTTTGGTCACATGGAATATATGCTCATCTATTGGATTGGACTCAGAGTTATACACATAAAGAGTTTCAGCTCCTGAACTCGAGGTATGACACATTTATAACCACCCCCGAGGCAGTACATTCATTACTGGGTCGTGGTATATCTCCGAGCAAGATTGTGACAGTGGCACATGCAGAAAAAGATATTGCTGGTGGAATTCAGACTATTGGGACCGAAGCCTTTAATTCTTTGAAAGGTTACGGTGTTGTACATAAGGACCTCATACTGGCTTCTATGGCCCGAGGAATAACTAGACGCCCAGGACTTGTGAAGGTGGGAATAGACTTTGATCATTACTATACACCCATATCAGACAGTTTAAAAGTTGTAGGGTACGCCGGAGAAAACTTACACAAAACAGTACACAATATAGACTGCAAGAGAATTCATCTGATTGCGTCTGTCATGGATGGGCTCCCTCTTGAATTAAAAACACATGAATTTTACAACCATATATGTATGTCGGGTTATTATCCAACAATTGATGCCTTATTAGTTCCTTCATCCAGTGAAACTGCTGGACTACCTTTTATGGAAGCAGCTGCGGCTGGCCGGTTAGTGATATCCACTGAAGTGGGGTATTTCAATGGTGAGGCTGGTCTTGTTTGTCGCACACCTGAAGAAGAGTTTATTGTAGATGCTCGAGCGGCCTTGCATCGTTGTATGGATCCTCGGGCATATAAGTTGGAGTGCGAACGCTCTCAACAGTACGCTAAAGACAATTTTGACTGGGATGTGGTTATAAAAGATTGGATTAATATTATTTATAATTCTTGATTCCTAGAAAAAAAGAAGTATAATATTCGTAATAGCAATCATAGCTCAATTGGATAGAGCACCGACCTTCTAAGCCGGTGGTTGTGGGTTCGATCCCCGCTGATTGCACCATATAGCCCGTTGGTGTAATGGTAACACAGGAGATTTTGAATCTCTTATTCCAAGTTCGAATCTTGGGCGGGCTACCATTTTTATGACAGAATCAGACCTACACTGGATTATAGAATCAATAGATAAGCAATTGTCAAAAATAAACCCTTATGGAAATTGGTTAGATACTACAGTAATTCCTCTTTTAGAATTACGCAACAATTTTTTAAGAAAATTTCACTCTGATAATTCAGAGACAGATTGGTCTATTAAAGACCCTCAAGCAGTAAAAATATTAAAAAGATTAAATTGGGAAGTAAAATATGAACTTAAAAAATTATAAAAGATTATTCTTTTAATATGAAAAATTTAGATTTTTTGGAAATCGGAACAAGTGATTTTGATACTTTAATTCAAAAATGTTCTGATCAAGATACCGGACTGGTTATAGAACCTCTTAAATATTATTTAGACAGGTTACCAGATAAACCCAAGGTAACCAAATTACAATTAGCTGTGTCATTTAATGACAAAGAAGAAATGGGATTTTTATATTATATTCACCCAGATGATATATTAAAACATAATTTACCTTTTTGGTTGAGAGGATGTAACAAGATAGGAGATTTTCATTTTCAACATATAAAATTGGGCATTCAACACTTAATTAGAAAAGAAGAAGTGTTGTTGGTTCCTATATCTAGAATTTTAAAGGAACACGAAGTTCAAGAAATAGGTATACTAAAAATAGATACAGAGGGTGCAGACTGTCAAATTTTATTAAGATTTTTTCTATATCTTAAAGAAAATAAAAAAAGTACACCAAAACAAATTATTTTTGAAAACAATGGTTTGACGTGCCCGGTTCAATTACAAGAAGTTTTAAAAGTTGCTACAGAATTGGGATACATTATTGGAAGACAACAAGGAGATGAACTTGTTTTAAATTACTTGGTGTAAAAATCTTTAAAAGTTTTTATTTCTTTCAAAACTTCAAGGTATCCCTCTTCTTCTGAGGGATACCTTTTTAGTATTTTATTAAGATGAGTAGCTTCCACTGCTGTAGTATCCCTCCCCAATAAACATTCTGCGAGGTAGTCCATGGGTTCCATTACTCCGGGTTCATTACTTGCTATAGCATTAAGGATTAATTGTTTATCCGCATCTTCAATGTTAGTCCGTCCACCGCTTTGATATTTGACAATAAAATCTCTTTGTTCCAAAGTCAACAATACAGGTTCCTTTGTCCTGTATTTTAAAGACAGTAAGAAATCTCTAATTGTGTTTTTGAGGGAAGGAATTAAAAAATTAGGAGGACGGGATAAAATTGTATCAACAGCAACCTCGTATCCATTAGTGTTATACACCTGATACCACTCCAGTTCTTTTACAGACGGAGGAACATTTAGCACATCTAGATAGGCTCTTCTAATCAATTGGGTTTCTTTTATTTTTACAACTTCTGCCCCCCCGTTTCCAAAAGAGGCACAGCACATTAAAAAACTTATCAACCCAACGACAAACGTCAACAGAGTTTTCATGTAAATACTTAGTCTTTTTTGAAAAAGTTTATGAAAAGCCGTGGAGTTCCCTTCTTTAGAGGTTATTATTATAACAACATAAAAGTTATGACAACAACAACAACAAACCCAAACATCGTAATCCGTAACCTCACAGACGTAACCTTCACAGATATGTGTCCTACGACTGATAAGACAACCAAGCTTCAGGCAGTTGCAGAAGCAATCAACCCCTCAAAGTACAACATCATCGGCCTAGTTGATAGGACCAATAATGTAATTCTTGAGACTCGCTTCCACAATGTTCGTGACAATAAGGGCCGCTTTGCCCGTGTGGTGGGTAATCGTCGCAAGCGTTAATATTAAATAATCTTTAACCCAAAATGCCTCTAATTAATTTTAGAGGCATTTTTTATTGTTTAAATATGCAAGCTGACACTAATAATAAAATTTTATAATCCTCATCTGCATTACTAAAATCATATTCCAACAAAACCTCTTCAAGCATTTCATCCAGATCTCCGTCTTTAAAAGATTCACGGACGTGTTTTAGAAGATCTTTAGAAGTAGGATTTTCCTTATTGGAGACAAACTCATAATCATTTATTAAGAATTCTCTCGTTTCTGTTATCAATTCTATGGTATCTCCTACATTCATTTCTAATATATATACTCTATGTCCAGTATTTAAGAAAAAATCTGAGAGATAATAAGAGATAAGTAATAGTATGCATAAAATTTGTCTTAATAGTTATTATATAAAATTATTTTTATATGTTGTTACAGCATCTTTGACCGCACTTCTAGCGGATTTACAACATTATATTTGTCATTTTGGGGGAGATTTAAAAATCACTTGGTCTCAGCTTTTAATGGTTTTTATAAATTTTGCCTTACAAGGGTTAATTGCTTGGAGAGCTTTTATAGATGATTCTTCAGAAAAAAAAATAAAAAATGTTGACGTTCCATCACTTTTAACAGAAAATACCAATACAACAAATCCAAATATTAAATGAACTTAGAACAATACATCACTCAAGAAAACGGCGTCTATATTGTAGATGCGGAAAAACATAATAAAGAAAATGACATTCAATTAGAGAGTGGTGACATTTTTCACTGCATCCTTGATGGATGTAAATGTGTAGTCAAAGCTTTTGAAAAAGTTAAAGGAGATACTCTTTTTGAATTGCATATTATTAAAAAAACCGCTAAGATTTAAATATGGAAGAAATGCAAGAGTTGGCTCGTAAAGTAAAGGCTACAAATATTCAAGTAGTAGTAGATGATCCAGAATGGCAAACTTTAAGAGTGTGGCTCAAAGGTAAATGGGTTGAACACGGTCCAGAGTGTGTTAATAAATTAAGAAAATATTTTGAAGTGGATAAAAGTAATCCTTGGAGAGTGCGCCGAGTTCTTAATTATGTTACTTGTTCTGGGTTTCGGACCGGAGCAATTAAAGAGACTTCTGTAGACTCTCTTAGGGATGAAGTGCGAAATATTTGGAGTATTATGCTAGGAGATAAAGCCACCCATCGCGCAGGAGGCAAATTGTAAACTAATATCCCTTCAATAGCAGTTGAAGCCTAGTAAAGCTAAGTATTAACATGTTTAATTATTTAGTTGGACTGGTTGCTTTGATTGTGGCTTCTTGTGCTGCTTTTTTTTCGGTACAGGGTCTAGCAAATTTATATGCAGGGCAGTTTCTTGCTGTGTGCATAATGGCCTCTAGTTTAGAGGTGGGAAAACTGGTAGCTGCCAGTTATTTACAGCGTTATTGGAATAAAACCGCAGGCCTTTTAAAAACTTATCTGGTAACTGCGGTGTTGATATTAATGTGTATCACATCATTGGGTATATTTGGATTTTTAACAGGAGCTTATCAGGCAAATAATTCCAAAGTAGAATTGGTGGATTCTAAGCAAGACAATACTAATTCAAAGAAAGTATTTTTGGAACAAGAAATAGCTTCTTTAAACCAGCGTTTGGTTGTATTAAACAATGCCAGAGAATCCCAGGAAAAACGTTTGTCTGGATTGTCCAGTAGAGCCGCAAAGCCGGTGTATGATGATATAGAACGATCTGGGAAGGAGATATCTGAAATACATGATAAAATAAATAATATATCCAAGGAAGTTTTAAACTCTGGCGAACAAATAATAGAATTAACAGAAGAAAAACATAAATCTTCTGATATTGGAACTTTACAATTTGTTGCAAAGATCTTTGAGGTGCCAGTTGATTTGGTGGTTAAATGGTTAACCCTTGCTATTGTATTTGTTTTTGATCCCTTGGCTATTTGTTTAATTCTAGCATTTAACAGTGTACAAAAAAAATATGTTACAGAAGAAACAATAGTTCTTCCAATTAAACCCACAGACTTACCCATTACTGCGCCAGCAGAAATTATAAAAGAACCTGTAGAAGAGCCTATAGAAGAAAATATACACGAATTTGTTCAAGGACCGGGTCGTGGGTTTGTTGCTCGATATAAGAAATAATTTAATAAGTAAAATTATGGCCATTAGATTCTTAGATGATATAACCGCAGACGGTTCTAGTACTTTTGCTGATAATATATCAGCACACGATTTTTTTGCAGATAGTGGCCTCTTAATGAATTCACTATGTGCAGTGAGTGCCATCTTAACAGAATTAGTAGCTAATACCGATAGAGTTGCTTGGAATAATGTTGTCACTGTAGTTTCATTGGGAGCAGATAAATGGGATCAGGCTTATAACTACATATTATCCACCAGTGCCATAGAAGTTAATCAAGAATTAGTTACAACGTTTGTGTTAAATAACTCTGCAAATATTCTTACCGCTAATGAAATGGTTTTAAATACACCTTATTTTATCACAGATGGTGGGTTCATTTAGTAAGTATTAAAAAATATGTCTCCTTATACCTCCAACATTTTAGCCATTAAACGCAGATTAGAAGGTGCAGCCGGTGCACCAGTTGGTTTATCTGCAGCCGAACTTGCATATAATCAGGTAGATAACACTCTTTATTATGGCTTTAGTAGTCTAGATACAAATACAGTTACTTCTATTGCTATAGCGGGGTCTGGTGCCTATGTTTCCCTGGCAGGCAATCAAGATGTTTACGGCAACAAAACCTTTAACGGAGATGTAACTTTTAACAATCCAGTTTCTTTTAGAAATAGTGATTTTAATTTTGGCAACTTTACTTCTTATAATAGTTTATCTTCTGTGGGTATTACTACATTAAGTGCAACCAATTTTGTCGGGGTTGATGTTATAGTAGATGCTTCCACGGTAACAACATTGGTTTCTACTGCGCCAACCGATGACAAGAGCAACAAAGCGGCCTCTACAGCTTTTGTGCATGGGATGGTTGATTCTGTTGTTGGGTCTCTTTCAAGTGGCATAGTGGATACATCTACCAATCAAATTATAGAAGGCAACAAAACTTTTATAGGATATACCACCCTTTCCTCCGTTAACATGGGATTTTCTAAAATAACAACTTTAGGAGATCCAGAAGGAGATTATGATGCGGTTAATAAAAGGTATGTAGATGGCATAGCCTCTTCTATAAACATCCATCCAGCAGTTAAAGCTGCTACAACTATACCAGTTGCAGGAGCCGTTTATAATCCAGCAGATTATGGTCTTAATGATACTCTAGTGTGGAGTTTTGGTGGATCTCATACAGTAATTCCTTCTTCACACATAATCGGAGCCATAGACGGCGTGGATCTTTATATAGAAAGTAGAGTATTAATCAAAGATCAACAAGACCCAATACAAAACGGCGTTTGGTTGGTTGACAGTATTGTCGCCAATGGAGTAAACCATGATGTAACATTTATAAGGGCTTCAGATTATAATCAAAGCATACCAGGTGAAGTGGCTGCTGGGGATTATCTGTTTGTTACAGAAGGGACAGTTAACGCCAATAGAGGGTTTGTTCAAATTTCTACTGGTACTGGCACCGGTGGAGTTATAATCATCGGAATAGACCCCATTACATTTAGCCAATTTTCCGGCGCTGGGCAAATTACCGCTGGCACTGGACTTAAAAAGGAAGGTGACACCTTAAGTCTTACAGACGTGGGTGTTGAGGGCTCTTATTTGAGTGTCACCACAGATGGTCAGGGTCGTGTTACAAGTGGTAGAAACCCTAATTCCTTAGTGGGTTTATCCGGAGTAGCAATGTCTGAAAGGCAATTGCCTTTGTACACTGGGACAAGTTCTGTATGTGCTGTATCATTGACAAATTTTGGTGAGACCTTAATAGGCAGTACTTCTTATTATACAGCAAGTGCTGCTTTAGGATTAGGAGATTTGGCCTTTCAGTCTTCCTCTAATGTGTCTTTTACAGGCGGCACCATTCAAGGGGTGACAGTTGTCGACTCTTATATAGATGCTGGCACATTCTAACCTACTTAACGCATAAGTAGTAATATGGCCGAACCTACTAATATAATTCAACATTTTAGAACCAATGTTCAAGGAAGAGCTCCCGCAGTCTCTTCCTTGAGCGCGGGCATGTTGTCTATTAATTATTATGATGGCAAAATTTTTACGCTCCAAGAACAAGGGGCTCATCAAGAAGTATTAGAATTTTCTGCCAACAAATATCAACCCTATACTTTAAATTCTGATACCAGTTCTATTAATGTAAATTATGACTCCAATTTAGTTACGGGTTATTATAGTAATATAAACGGGGGTTATGGAAATGTAGTTTCTGGTTCAGGATCTTCTATATTAGGAGGAGAAGGCAATATTGTTGATAGTGATTTGAGCATTGCTGCTGGCTTAAATAACAATACAAACGGATTTGATAACACAGTTTTATTGGGTTCCGGTTTAATAGCCTCTCAAGCCAACACCACTTATGTTAATAATTTAAGTGTTCAAAATAAATTATACGGAGACGGCAGCAATTTGACTGGCATTACCGGCATTGGTGCAAGAACTGATAGATTATCAAGTGGTTCTTATAGTGTAGTTTTAAATACAGATGGCAGTTTAACTTTGCCTAACAGTGCCTTTTTAGGTGATTACTGGGACGCCGGTGGCGTAGATTTAGTAGGAGCTCCTAATACATGGGCTTCCATGACATCAAATGATCATGATGTTTTTGTAGCTGTAACTGATAATAATTTTTTATATAACAATGCTTATGGTGAATTATCTGGAGCATTTAATATAGTAACCAATTTACACCCAAATGGAGGTGTTGATTATCATCGATGGGCGTTTACCAAGGAAGGTACAATGTTATTGCCTCTTAGTGGAGATATCTTAGATAGTAATGCAAGCAGCGTTTTAAGTGGACGAAATTTATGGAATTCAACTTATACCACTGTTCAATCTAATTCTGGTTTGTGGATGGAAAATACAGGAGCCACTGGCCCAGAAGGAGCCACTGGCCCAGAAGGAGCCTCAGGACCGGACGGACCTACAGGAGCCACTGGCCCAGAAGGAGCCACTGGAGCCACGGGGCCTGCAGGAGATAAGGGAGCCACAGGAACTGGAGGGGATACGTATATAGGTGCTACTGGAATAGGAGAGACAGGACCCATTGGACCCACGGGAGCAACAGGGCCTGAGGGTCCCGTTGGACCCTCAGGCGGGCCCACAGGAGCTACTGGGCCACAGGGAGGAAATGGAGGAGAGGGAGCCACCGGACCTACAGGAGCCACCGGAGTCGCCGGTCCTACAGGAGCCACTGGTCCGGCTGGTAGTGATGCATCCCAAATTGGGCCCACAGGAGCTACTGGGCCACAGGGAGGAAACGGAGGAGAAGGTCCTCAAGGAGCCACGGGAGTCGCGGGCAGAGATGGTAGTGATGCATCTCAGATTGGACCTCAAGGCCCGCAAGGAGCTACTGGGCCACAGGGAGGAAATGGAGGAGAAGGGGCAGCCGGCCCTACAGGAGCCACTGGAGTTGACGGCCCTACAGGGGCCACCGGAGTTGAAGGGCCTGCTGTATCTGTTAGCGGCACTGGCTTATTAAAAGCAAGTGACGACATAATTCAACCCACAGCTTCTTTAATATTTAATGATGATGTTGATGTTGATGCAGCAATTTCACAAAATAAAATTTATGGATTAACTACTTCTTTAGATGGAAAATTTTCTGTTACCGGGGGGACTCTGTCCGGCGGATTAACAGCTAATTCTGGAACATTTACAACTTATTTAAGTTCACCTTCTATAAGTGGAACGTATTATGGTGACGGAAGTAATTTAACCGGCATTCCAGTATATACTAATGTTCAGACGTTTTCTGCAACCGGAACATTTAATTGGACAAAACCTGCTAATGCAAAAAGTGTATATGTAATGCTAATAGGAGGTGGAGGAGGTGGAGGCGGCGGTGCAAGATACGCCTCAGGAACATCTTGTGCAGGTGGCGGCGGCGGCGGTGGTGGCGGGCTGTGGGAGGGTTATTTAGATGCCTCCACTATTGCACCCACGGTGTCTGTTGTAGTAGGTGCAGCTGGCACTGGAGGCGCCGGAGCGGCGTCCATCGGCGCAGGGATTGTTGGAGTCGCCGGCGGTTCCTCAAAGTTTGATAATTATTTACAGGTTACAGGAGGTGCAAATGGTCTTGGAGGAAACGTAACAACAGCGGGGGCAGGTGCCGGCGGTATTTATTCAGGAAATCCGGGTGGTGGCGGCGGCTATGGTGCATCTGGATCCAGTGGCACACAGACAAATAGAGGTGGTGCAGGCGGCGGAGGTGGTGGAGGTATTTCCGCAACACCTGCTGTATTCAACGGAGGTGCTGGTGGCAGCGGCGCTGCTTCACTTCTTGCAGCTGGCTCTGGTGGCGCCGGATCCACGACTGCTTCTGGAGGTGCTGGAGGAAATGGTGGCTCTACTGGAGTTTATGCGTCTTCCGTTTCTTCTGCAGGCGGCGGCGGCGGCTCATCAACATTTGCAACTGGTTCTGGTGGCAACGGAGGAAGCGGAGGCGGTTATGGTGCTGGCGGCGGAGGAGGCGGGGCAACCATAGGTAGCGGTGCTGGTGGTGCTGGTGGTGCCGGAACCGGGGGACTTGTTATAGTAACTACGTTCTTTTAAACTAGATTTTAGCATAAATATATAAAATATGAAAATTGTAGTACAACCCGAAATTGCCATAGAATTAGCTGAAGTTTCTGTTCTAGCTGTGAGAGATCAAATGTCAGATAAAAAAATTGTAGCCAAAATAAATGGCTTGCCTCGCGCTGTAGTGCTGTGGGGCCCTGCAGAATATGACTCTCATGAAGCTACATACTGGACAAATGAAACTGCTCAACAAAGAGCCACAGTTGTTCTTCAACAAATTCCCGTGCCATTTGAATAAGCTTGTGGTATATTGTTTATAGATCTTTTATATTTGGGGGCGTATTGGTTTCGACTGAGCGCTGAAAACTTTAGTTGCAATCCGAGGAAGTCTGGTTGGCCTCGTTAAAATCTCTGGACAAAACAAATAAATGCAACTGATAATACAGAAGCACTCTTAGCTGAAGCAGAATATATCTTCAACAACGCTGACTCGTTCATCGCTGATGAAGAATATGCCCTAGCAGCCTAACAAACAGAAATGGATCCTATTAAAATTTTCTGGAGTAACACAATAGGTTGTAGCACCAGATCGTGTAGTGCTTTGAAAATAAAAATCGAGAGGAATTGGTTCCCTTACTAATCAATAGGTAGACCCAAAACTAGTTAACAACCTTTGGTCTTAAAATGTTAACAAAATATGATTGTAGACGCTAAAGTCTAAGTTTTCAGGACAGGGGTTCAACTCCCCTCGCCTCCACCATTCTCCTTGGTAAATATATCATATGCCTCTCAATCACCATTTCTGGAAACAAGTTACCAAAAACAAATTTGTACACAAACCTCTAAAAGAGGCATATAGTAATGTCTTGTTAAGACAGAATATAAACCATATAAAACAATTTTGTTTAGTAGAAGAATACGATTTAATTGCAGAGAGAGTTGGTTTGAATAAAATGGTTGGAGTCCAACTAGCAAAAATAATGCCGGGTTGGAGAGATGGGGGCATTAAAAATGGAGGTGCCAGACTGCAACCGCAAGATACAAAAAACAGCCCGATCCTAACGGATCAAGCTGTTAAAGATGCTGTAGAGTCTTTGGGTTATAAATATGTAGCAAAACATATCCCAGGAGCATTTGGGTCTGCCAAAGGAGAAAAAAATAAATCTTCAAAATTTCCAACTTACGAATTAGAAGTTGATGGATTGCCGGTTTATGTAGTATTTGGAGTTGGAGGAAATAAAGGCAATGAATTTGAGAAGAAAGCCAATGAAGAAATGGCTGCAATGAAAGGAGAACATCCTATTCTAAAACCTTTAGTGCCGTTGATAGCTCCTGATACAATTGCGTCAGTCACTGCAAGAGCTGGCTCTACACGAAGATCCTTCACAGGCAAGGTAGAAAACGTGAGTCAAATAATAGCCGATACTTGGGTAATAGGTGAATCTGGTAAAACTTATTTTGTTTCTTTAAAGAATACAGCAGGAGCCACTATTAGTAATCATGGCTGTGGTGGTATCTTTAAATCCTGGGACACTGAGGGTAAATTATCTTTTGCAGCAAATGCCTTTCCTCCTTTAACAAATTTGTTCAGAGCTTTAAATGTTAATATTGATTTATTGATTAACAATCTTCAACAATATATAAACGCCATGCAAGGAAGAGAGTGGATTCCATCTACCGTTACAGATACAATTTCAAATGGAGATTTAAATGCTTTTAAAGAAGCTGTAATGTCTTCTATTGGATACGGATATTATTATGCCAGAGAAAAATCTGGAGGAAAAATTCAATTTGAAGATCTTACTACACCAGAAAAATTATCAGAGTTTGTAGGAAATGTACAAAAAGTTGAAATAAGATATCCCTATGTTAAAGGAATGGGTCTTAGAGAAAAACGAAAGAGTTTAGATTTAATAGGCCAAACTTCTAAAGGTTGGAAATTTATATTTCAATTCCGCAATGCCTCGAGTGGTCTTATTCCCAGACAATTGAATTTGATGATATCAGGCAACGGAACACCTGAGCAGACCCCACAAGAATCTTGAACTTCCCCCAATTTCTCTATAAGATTCTTGTATATGAATTGTCTGACTTGTGAATCTGATATTGAATGGGAACGCCTAGAAGCTCTGCCAGATACTATGTATTGCAGTTGCTGTGCTCGAAAAGGTGCAGGACAGAAATCCAAACCCCGAGGAGTGATGGTCTTTGGTCAAAAGACAAACGGGGCTATTCAAATTCTTTCCGAAGACGCCCACAAGGAATGGAAAAAATATAACCCATATGGTCGTTATACTGGCAGAGGATCTGGAGTCCATCGAATGATGACTAGTTCTGCTAAATAACCCGCCCCAACTTCACGCGGCATGCTAACTTAAAGGAGGTTAGTGTGCCTAATTTAGTTAGTATAACCCTTTTTGTGTAAATAGTTACATGAAGAGGGTTTTTTTATTGTTGTTATTTTCATTAATATCTTGTGCCCCTACACGATATATACCAAAAGATTCTGAGCCACTGTCACAAGCAGTTTATGCCACCAGTGAGTCTATAGAAAAGGGTCGTATAGATTTAGCAGATCAATATGCTAAAAATGCTAAATTGTTAGTAGACCCTCCGAAAAATCCTTTCACGGTTAAAGCCATAATATCCAAAGCAAAGGAAAAAGACATAGGAAAGGCAGTTGTGGTTGTTCCATCGTATCTTACCAACATGGATGTAATAGTAGTGGGATCTGAACAGTATAAAAAACTTCTAGAAATAAAGGAGAATGCGGTTCAATTACAGGTTGAGTTTGAAAATCTACAAAAAGAAAAGGAAGAAGTTTATAAGGCCTTAACAGATCAAAGAGAGGCTAAAATGCAATTACTAAAAGATTATGATAAAGTTGTATCGGATCTTAAAGATAAACAGCTTGCACTGTTAAAGCGAAATATAATTATTACTTCTATGAGTTTTTTCATAGGTCTTTATATATTCTTAAAAGTGAAAGGATTAATACCATTTTAATTATGATCGATTTTATTATAGCCTCTCTAGACTGGATGCTTGATATAGAACAATATCATCCTCGTAAATGTTATTTTGTTTTGGGTTTAATTTGTGGGTTAATTATAAAATATGGATAAGCAAAGAAGTCTGCATGAAAAGGAAGGATTTTTAAAAGGAAATCGGCAAAGGTGGTTAGTGATCTTTTTAATTTGTATGTTTCTAATTTTAGGATTAGATGCTATAGGAAAGGTTGAAAGGGTCGATAGTTATTTAACCTTTTTAACATTCCTGAGCGGTTCATTCATTTTAGGATATTCTGGCACTGAAACTATGAAATTGTTTTCAGTTTCTTCAACCAGTCAAAATGTCAATCAGCAAAGTGTTAGCAAACAAGAAACTGTACAAACTATACACACCATTAATGAAACCTTAACACACAATGCTAAGGAGGATGATTATACTGTATGAAGCAACCCTCAGAAAACACTTTAAATCTTTTATTTGAATATGAAGTCGGTGGTGGTCAATCTTATTACGAAAAGAAACTTTCAAAATTTACTTGGCCTGGTGGCGCTAGCGGACCAACCATAGGAATCGGAATAGATACTGCCTACTACAATGCTCGAGAGATTGCAGATATATTTAAATTTCTCCCAGAAGATCAAATTCATTTAATTCAAGGAGCTGCCGGAAGGACCGGGGCTCGTGGAAAAGAATATACAGCAAAATTGCGCAAAGAAGGAATTGTGGTTACCTGGAGTCATGCAGTTGAAATTTTTAATGAATTAACTTGGACCAAATTTTCCAAAGCAGCTGAAAGAGCATTTCCGGGATTGGAAGAATTGTGTGAAGATGCTTACGGGGCTATAGTGTCCTTGGTTTTTAATAGAGGAACTGCCATGAAGGGAGATTCCCGGAGAGAAATGCGGAACATAAGGTCTTTGATAGGAGACCAGGATTATAAAAAGATAGCCAAAGAATTGAGATCTATGAAACGTATCTGGGAGGGTCAAGAATTGGATGGACTTCTCAAGAGAAGAGATGCGGAAGCAGATTTGGTGGAATCCTGTTCTTAAATGTTTGCCGGAATTCAAAGAGAAAGAGATCCTAATCTCATTAACTTGGAGCAAAATGTTTTCGGACAATTGGCTCAAGTGGGATTCGAGGAAGACAAAGTGGTCGGATATATAGAACCTAAAAAGTTAAATTCTAACGGAATTTTGTCTTCTCTCTCCGTAGAAGATGCTATAAAAGAGTTGCTTAACATGGAAAAAAATTTAAAATAAACAGTATGGGTCCTATATTTCAAATTAATGAAGATGTTAAGGAATCTTTAGTTTTGAATTTTGCAGCAAAGAAAGCAAAAACAGTTTATCACAAAAACGGTTCAATATATCTATCAGATCCGTTTTTAGAAACAGAAATAACCTGGGAATCTATTGATGATTTTAGATCTTTAAGTATGGAAGAGGCTACTAAATTGGGGTCTCTCTTAAGAGATTTGCAATTTAAAGTTACAGATCTTGGAGGACAAATGACTCCTCCGATGTTTGAGTATGTTAAAAAATCACCAACACTTGTCTGGGCACAATTTTTTACCAACGGCTTAGAAAAAAATTCTTAAAACTTTCATTTAAAGGAAGACCCAAACCTTCTCTTACAGATTGATAAAGAGATTTGCCATTAACTTTTACCTCACTAGATACTCCAGTTGCTTGTTGAAATCCTGCTTCATTTTTTTCAACAGCAAATTTACGAGCAAGACTAGCAGAAATGCCACTGACATCATTAATATCTCCGTCAGCATCCCTGTCCCCACTGCTAACAAATTTCAAAGCCACTTGTTCTCTTCCAGTGGCACCAAAATTTAAATCCTTAGATCTTATAGGACCACTATTCCATCCATTTAATAATTTTTCTAAACTACCCGGATTATCACCTAAACGATCAGCTCCGGCTATGAATACTAAATTTCGAAATCCCTTTGCATATAGATAATTTGCAGCTAGCACTGGATTTAATACCTTTTCTGAAACAATGTGTGAGGCAAATTCGGGATATATTTTTTTAACAAATTCTGCTTTTGTTTCTGGGTTTAACGGATCTTTTTTAGGATTTTGAGTGTTGCTTAAAAATATAAAGGAATTAGTTCCACCCGCATCAACAGTTTTTTGCATTAAGAGGCGATGACCCACCGTTGGAGGATTCATGCGACCGAAACAAAAAGAAGCCACCGGCATTTTACTCTTAGCTTCAAGGTCATTTCCGGAAGTAACATTTTTAGCAAAATTGGCTTTACTAAAGCCTAAACGATCCACTAATTTAAGTTTATTTCCGCCGGAGCCAAACACATAACCTTCGTGTGAGTTTTCTTCACCTATTCTAGCTTGTATAGGCAACCCCGTTTGTTGAATATCTATTTGTTTTTTGATATTCAATTTTAAGTCTGTTAAAGCTGCCCAAATTGCCCAAACACCCATAATGCCTTTGAGTCCTTCTTTATACAACCAACCATTTTGATTAATGCCCAACATTATTGCACTTTGTTTGGGTGACAAACGAGTCTTTAAAAATTCTAAAAATCTAGGCACAATATTGTTTGCAATATCATTCTGGGCTAACATGGAAGTTATAAATGGGCCCATGGAAGTTATAACACTTTTGGCTTTAAGTTGCTCTAAATCTGATATAAATTTTTGAGTTTCAGCTTTGTGTTGTTTTAATGTTTCTTTAGTTTGATTTAATAAATTAGAAGATATAGAAACCCGGGGTTTTTCTTCTATTTCACCTACAAGAAAAGTTATTCCTTCATTTTGTTTAAGGCCCTGTAAACCTTTTAAAGGCCTATCTTCTGTTCCCATTCCAGGAATAAAGGTATGAACCGCTATTCCACCCACACTCCTAGAAATTGTGTGTCCTAAATTAGAATCTATTTTAACTCTATATTCCACTGTATTTGGTTTAAATGTATAATAACCATTATCTGTCTTTGGCATTTGAGACCACATCAAATCTCCAAAGAAAAATTGATTTTCTTTTGGAGGAGTAACCCTCTTGAGAGTAGGAACCATTACAGCAGCCGCTTCCCAAAGACTTTGCCTATTTGACCCGCGAGCTTTATCATATTCCTCTATAGTGGTAAATTCCATTTTACCCTTAGAGATTTTATCATACATATGTTTGTCTACGAACAAAAATTGTCCAGATGGATTATTTTTTGAAGGAGCTTCTAACCATCCAAAAATAATAGCAGGAAAACCATCCCATTTAATGGTAACTGTATTACTATTTTTTACTAAAGATGAAAGCTCTTTAAAAGTTTTTTCAGCGCCCTCATATCCACTTGAAATGATAGTGTCTTCTGGATGTTCAATGCCTTCTGATATTAAAGAACCTTTAATATAAAAGTTTTCTTGCACCGCTGGAAAGAATTGCTTAACTGCATTCCATTTTTCTGGATGATTCAATAATATTTTCTTCATGCCACTAATACTAGACATGTCTCTGGCAGTGGCTTCAGGACCCAATAATAACTGAGATATTTTATCTTTTTGAGACCAAGGAAATAATACTTTACCGGTTTCTCTATCGACAACTCCTTTATCGGGGCTAAGCTGGAGAGCTCCTTTGGGCAGTCCAGTGAGTCTATCTATTTCGTTAGTTGTAATTTTTCCTGATATAGGACTCGGTATTAATCTTATAAGGTTTGGATATATATTAAGCCAGACGTCACTGCCTCTCATTCCAACATCTTGAGAATAGTCTAGAGTGTGTCCGTGAATGGTGGATTCAGCATCTTGCTTCACTATCAAATCTACTTGGATATTTTTTCCGTTAATTTCATAATTTAAACTCAAAGAAACTCCATTATTAGAAAATCCATTTTGAGTTAAATAATCAGAAAGTTGTTGCTTACTGCTTTCTATTAATTCCTTTTTTAAAGTCTCGGGTTTGACTTCTCGTGTTCTTTGAACTGGTACAGGGGGAAATGCTTGTTGTAGATCGTCTAAATCTATCATTACATCTACATCACCGGCTTCTGACTTAAGAGAATTTTCTGTATAATAAGGATGACTTTTAGACCATGAACCCGCACTACCCATTTGCCATTTTTGAATCTTTAATCCGGCTTGAGATAATACACCTCCTAGTTTATGTTCTATTTCTAAAAATTCTGGTTTGTTTAGACGTGAAACTTGAATATCTAATTTTTTAAGAGCCTTGCCGCTCTCAGTAAAAAAATGTTTAAAAGACATATATTATATATCTATTTAGGTTATCGGACATATAAATATATGTATGCCATATAAAATAAAAAAAAGTGGAGTGGGTTTCAAGGTTTGTAAAAAAACTGGCAAAAAATGTTTTAGTAAAAAGCCAATGCCAAAGAAAAGAGCAAAGGCTCAATTGGCTGCCATTCAAATTCATTCTAAAGAGTCTACAAATTACTTTGAGCGTCTTATAGAATCTTATCTAAATGAAATCTAAATTGCCATATAAAAACGGAATAGTTAGTACCAAGACTCATCCAGAATTAAAATTTGGTCAAGCGGTTATGATTGTAGATTCAACTCCAGATTTATATACTGTAAAAATACATGCAAATAGCTTAGCCACTATTATAGCCAAAGAAGACTTAATGGTTACTCATTAAATATTACACATGATAACTAAAATTAAAGATGTACTTCAAGGCAAGGCTCCTATTTCTGTTTCTAGGTCTCCTCATTGGTCCACCACCAGAAAAAAACATTTAGAATATCAAAGTAAATGTATAGTTTGTGAAGGGACTGAAAAATTAAATGTCCATCATATTAAACCATTTCATCTTCATCCAGAATTAGAATTAGAACCCTCTAATCTAGTAACTTTGTGTGAATCGGAACATCACGGAGTAAATTGTCATTTATTATTTGGCCACTTGGGCAATTTTAGAAACATTAACCCTAACGTAATATTAGACACCGCTGAATGGAATGGAAGACTCAAAGAAGATCATACAAAAATAGTTGAATCTTAATTTTTTTTATCCATAATAGAATATGGATAAAAATATAACATGTCTTATTAATCAAACTGATATTCGCAATGTTATTAGAGGGTTAGGGACCACTATTTCATATGATTATCGAAATAAAGATTTAAATGTGGTCTGTTTATTGGAAGGCAGTTTGGTTTTTACAGCAAATCTTCTTTTGCAGATAAAAATTCCAGTCAACCTCTTTTCTATTAAAGTTTCCAGCTATGAAGGAAAGAACAGCACCGGTAAATTAACTTACAACGTAAAGGACTTAGACTTTTGCAAGGATAAAGATATTCTTTTAATAGATGATATTCTTGATTCTGGATTAACTCTTTCAACTGTAGTATCTGAAATGAAACAAGCTGGGGCGAGTTCTGTAAGAACCTGTGTCCTTTTAAACAAACAAGTAGATCGAATGGTAAACATTATACCAGATTATAAAGCATTTGATATAGATAATGAATTCGTAATTGGATATGGCATGGATTGTAACGGATTACATCGCAATTTACCTTATATAGGGGTGTTAAAGGATAAATAAAAATATGAAGTTTGATAAATTAGTAAAAAAAATGATGTCTGAGTCTTTCGGGTCTAGACCCGGCCGTGGTCCCGGCATGGGATATGGTTCCAATCCAGAAGATGACGCAGATCTTCGTCGAGCATTTGGGAGGACACCAGATGCCTCTAATAACCTTTCTTGGAAAGAAAAGGAACAAACTGTGGGTGAGGGTGAAACTTGGGATATTACAGATACAAACACCGGAAAGATAGTTCATTCTGCTGCCGCTAAAGAAGATGCTCTCTCCTGGGCCAGAAGCCAGCCAAAAGGCCAACATTTTTCCATTCGCAGAGTGAGACAAAGTTAATTTTTTAGTTCCCTTCCCTTAAACATCTAGTATCATACACAAAGATGTTATGTATAGAAAAATTCTGCAAAGAGAAGTTGTCTTAGTCCTTAATAAAAGTTGGCAGGCAATAAATGTCAAAACTCCATTAGATGCCATATCTATGATGTTTTGTGATGCAGCCACTGGTCTGTATATAACTGGGGAAGACAACATGAATCCTTTAAAATGGAATGAATGGGTAGAACTACCCTTTTTTACAAAAGAGGAATATGTATACTCTGTAAGAGGACCCATTTTAATACCCAAGGTAATTATCTTATCAAAATTTAATGAAGTTCCTAGAAAGCGGCCTAAATTTACTACCAAAAATCTTTGGGACAGAGATGAAGGAAGGTGTCAATATACTGGAAAAAAATTAACTCCTAATGAGGGTAATATAGATCATGTTATTCCTAAGTCGCGAGGAGGAAAGACTGATTGGTCTAATTGTGTGTTGACTCATAAAGACATCAACGCAAAAAAAGGAGATAGAACTCCTACAGAGGCTGGTCTAAAACTAATTAGACCTATTAAAGTTCCTAAGACAATGCCCTCTACTTGTTATATTCGTAATCAGTATAATATCAAAGAATGGACACCGTTTCTTATCAGCGCATAAATTGGGACGAGTATGCCTTGCGCATGGCCGAAGTTGCTTCAATGCGAAGTGAAGACCCTTATAAAAAGGTTGGAGCATGTGCTCTGGATGAAAATCATAGAGTCATTGGAGTTGCCTATAACGGATTAGCGTCTGGTGTAAATGTAGACCCCTCTTTTTGGTCTGATAGAGATACCAGAAGAAAATACATGATTCACGCAGAAGCAAATTTACTATCTTTATTTGAACGCAATAAGTGTAAATTACTAGCATGTACCCTCCTTCCGTGTCAAAGTTGTGCTACATTAATAGCTGCTCACGGTATTACTCGGGTGGTTTATAAAGAAATGTATTTCAGAGACCCGAATGCATTAGATATTTTTAAATTTTACAACATTGAGTGTGTAAATATATCATATGAATAAGTTTGATATATGTGTCAGCAGAATATTAGAAGCTGCAAAATTAGATTTTACTAAAGATGATGTCAACAAAGACGGCAAAGTTGACAAAACAGATGGATATCTCAAAAAGAAAAATGCTGCCATAGCAGCCTCCTTGGCTAAAAAATCTGATAAAAAAGGGTCCTCTAAAAAATAAGTATTGGGATGAACTCCCAATTTATATCTGAAAAATTTGGTCAATGGGCAGAGACGTTTGCTAGATTTTTCGGTACCCCTATATTTATTATAGGTCAAACAATTTTAGTTTTTCTTTGGATATGGATCAATTGTTTTGATAAAATAACATTTGATCCATATCCATTTATACTTTTAAATCTAGCATTTAGTACTCAGGCCGCCTATGCTGCACCTTTAATTTTATTGGCCCAGAGTAGACAGACAGACAGGGACAAAATATGGGCAGAGGCGGATGCTAAACATCGAGAAGAAGTGAGCCAATCTTTAATCAAGAGACAAAAAAATGCCATGGAAGCAGATAAAAGAGTGATGGCATTAATGGAAGAACTTGCCAATCACAATCTTTTATTACTAGATATATCTCAACGAGTGGAAGTGTTAACAAAAGAGATACACTCCAAGTTACATTAAAGTTCCATTCCTTTAAATTGGGCCATATCAACTTGAGTGTCTCTGGCACCTATCTTATAAGAGGAGATCTCTGTTTCTTGAGGAGCAACCTGAACTTTATCAGAGTTCATAAATTGATCATACCACGTTCCTAATGGATTCTTTTTAGTCTCAAAAATTTTCTTATATCCTAAAGAGGTTAAACGATTATTAGCCAACCATTCTACATATCCCTTTAAGATATCTGCATTAAGCCCAAGAAGACTACCCTTTGAAAAGAGATAATCAGCCCAACGCTTTTCGTGTTTAACTGCCATAGTGTATGCATCATACACTTTTTGTTCACTGGCCTTGATTATATCCTGAAACCCCTCATCTTCATTGTCCCTCAAATAATCTAATACATTTTTAGAAATTGCGACATGAAGATTTTCATCTCTCGCGATGAGCTTGATAATCTTTCCATTACCTTCCATTTTTCCACGAGCGGCGAAGAAAAAAGAACACACAAAAGAGCTATAAAAAGACAGACCTTCTGTGATCTGTGTTGATAACAAGGCATCAAATATTTTTTGTTTAATATCTCCGTCTGAGTTAAAGAATTTATCATAATCATTTTTAATTTCATCAGCTCTTCGTGTTACTTCTTCATCTTCTAGAATAGAATTCCAGAAAACGGATTCATCTGAATAAACATTTTTAAGAATGTGAGAATAAGACCGAGAATGAATGTTAGATTCAAAAAAAGTCCAGGCATTCATACAAGCTTCTAATTCAGGATTAGTTACATACTGAGTAAGAATTTGTAAACTTCTAGACAACATAGAGTCTGTAGCTGTCTGCCATTTGAGATTGGTATCAAAAACAAATCGCTCAGCATCTGATAATTCTAGATAATCATTTCTGTCTTTCATCAGACTAACCTCTTTGGCTCTCCAGAAATATTCCTCCATCTGTTCGGCCAGATCATATAATTTTGGATATTTAAGTTGGTCGTATCGTTGAAGGGATAAGGGTTCACCTAAGAAAAGGGGCTGAGAGCGTGTGTCAATGTTTTTAGTTGAAAGTACCGTTTGCATTTTGTTTTTATGTTCTATATGCTACAGGCTCCGCTGGCACATCCTTCATCTGTAGCTGATTGTTTATCGCCGTCATATGTGTTGCTGTAATACAGCGTCTTAACTCCCATGCTGTATGCATATAATAATTCTTTTATAAGCATTGAATCCGGAAGAGCCTTGTTAGGATAATGGTCATAATTGTAATAAAGGTTTGTAGAAATTGACATATCTACCCACTTCTGTAAGGCAGCAACAATATTAATATATCCTATGTTATCCTGCATGTCAAATTGAAGAGTATATTTATTTTTACAAGTGGAATAATTTGGAACCAGAACCGGAACAGAATTGGCTTTAGACCCTTTGTATGTCAACAAAGAGCGGGGCGGTTCAATGCCGTTTGTAGTGTTTTGAATGACTGAACTAGATTCACACGGCATAAGAGCTGTCAGTGTAGAATGTCTCATGCCAGTCGATACCACCCTTTGACGCAAAGCCTCCCAATCTAGAGAAGGTTTTCTTGTAATTATGCTATCAATTTTCTTCTTGTAAGTGTCTATAGGAAGAATGCCTTTGGAATATTTTGTGCTTTCAAATTTTTCACACACACCTTTTTCTGCTGCCAGATTAACGGAAGAAGAAATAAGATTATATTGTATTTTTTCCATCAAAGCGTCTACAAAATTAGGAGCTTCCTTGTCAGTGTACTTAAGATTGTTTTTGGCTAACAAAGCCGCTAGGTTGGTGATACCAACTCCAAGACTTCTACGTTTCTTTGTAAAGTTCTCTGCTGCTTTGGTGAAGTAATCTTGATAATCAATTAATTCATCCAACATGCGAACAATGATATCGCAAGTATCAGCCAAATCTTGATCATCCTTAATTTCTAGCACGTTGATGGCTGAGAGAACACATATACCAATCTCTCCTTCAGGGTCATCAATATGCTGTAGAGGTTTTGTGGGATGTGTCACTTCTACGCAGTTATGCACTAGTATTTTATTAGCAAAGAAGTTTTGTGTGTGCTGAACAGTAATATCATACACAGGTACATTTTTTTTAATTTTTTTAATTTTTAACATAATCTTATTTATTTTTAATGCGTCTTGAATAGTAAGGGTCGTATTTCAGCCCAGTCGCTTCTTTTACGGCTTTTATAAAACCTAGCTGCCCGGCACGGTTAAACCGGCACGCGCAAGCCACCATCCATACAAAGTTTCTCTCTTTAGATAAAATATACATCTCTTGCCAATTAATAATTCGGTTAAATTCTTTAGATAATTCTATACCCTTTTCAATAAAATAGCTATCATTTAAACCGCAAGAGTTTGAATTTTTAATACCTTTAGAACGCTCTTTTAGCTTTATTCTTTCTTTTAAGCTAGCTTTTCTGCCTTTTGAGTGATGTACCCACTCGCCGCTTTTTATTTTGGGGTGAGTGGTTTCTACAGAACCGATAATAATGCCGGTAGTAGCATCTTTTACCACCACTGTACCTTTTCTCGCTTCTGATATTCGTTGACGACCTTCTGGGGTTTGCCATCCGGTAGTTTCTCTCACTGTTGCAGACTGATGTTTTAACCAGGCGTACCCCATACGGAGAGATTTAGTGAGGCTGTACACTGGCTTACATGTTTTATTTTTATTATATCCATTTAAACAGAATCTTACTGCAAGTATGTCGTTTCTAATATTAAATATTTTCCATCGAAGCATATGAATAAAAATATGCTCTTCTGGTAGTAGTGTAACAAGATTATTAATCATATCTGTTCCTTCAAGAGATCTTGGAATTATGTGATGTACTTCAACATATATGTGATTATTTTTAAGTCTTAAGTCTTTTAGATTTCTTTGCTCAAGCCTAAATCTTGGAGTTGTTTGTCTGCAATAATTAATTAATTTGTCGTGTATATTTTTGTAATTCATAATCTCGTTACATAATTACTTATGCTCTGAGGTCATGGATATTAAGCGTCTAATACAAGAATATCTGTTACAAGCAGATCTTTTGCTTCCACATACCCTCGATTGTGAGTGTAAATCTTATGTTCTGGAGTGCATTGAATTGTATAACCGGTAGTTTCATCTTCAATTTCAATTAACTCTTCAGATACACCGGTCTGTGCAAACGCACTAATTAATGAGACTGCATTAGTATCTGCTGCAATATCATATGATCTAATATGTACTGTACCTTCTTGCATATATTTTTCAAGATCTTTAATTTGAATTGTCAGGTCACCGTATATCGCGGTGCTGATATCAATTAAGGTTTCTCCAACTAAACACAGATTAGTCATAGATACTCTCTCCAAAAAGGATCCGTGTTCATTGCAATGATCAATATTCATCACATATAGGCGACCAGTTTCAGTACGTTCCTTTACAAATTGAGACATCAAAGAACTGGCCTTCACTTTTCTCTTATAACGAATATTTTTATCTGATTCATATTTTTCATACAATTCATCAAAATGAGGAAGACCAAACGCTTCTGTCAAATCTGGTACTTCATGTGAGGAAAACAAAGTGATTGATTCATTTTTCATGAAGCGTTCATAAAAGATCTTGGAAAATTGTATCACATAATCAACTTTACGAACTCGATTGTCTTCTGTTCCTCCGTTGTTTTTAAGAGATAAAACATCTTCTATTTCATAGTGCCAGAACGGAAAATTTACAGTAGCGCCGCCGCCACGAATTCCGTTTTGTTGACAACTTTTGACGGTGGCTTCAAATACCTTGAGAAAAGGAATTACTCCAGTGTGAATAACGCTGCCATTTTTAATTTCAGTGCCGATACCGCGAATCCTTCCAAAATTTAATCCGATTCCGTATCGCTGAGTAGTAGCAAAGCCAGCAGCAGTATTGGAACTAAAAATAGACTCCTTAGTATCATCCACATCAATGAGGCAACACGACGCATACTGTTTAAGCAAACCGCGGATACCCGCCATTTGGGGTGTGGGTAAATTGATTTTAAATTTACTAAATCGGTCGTAGGCTCTTTTAACATATTGTAATCGGTTTTCTGGTGGATATTTCATGTAGCTCACCATGGCTGCCATCATATAGGCAAACTGGGGTGTTTCGTAAATTTCTTTGCTCTTACGATTTTGAATCAAATATTTATCACACAATTGTTTGAGGCCTGAATATGTAAAGTCATAATCTCTGTTATGAACTATCTTTTCATCTAATTTATCTATTTCCGCCTTGGTATAGTGTTGAAGAATCTCCGGGTGATATATTTTTCTTTCAACATTGGCTTCTATAAAATCATAAAATTTCGGGGGATTTTTTCCTCCCCACACATCTTTACGCAATTGATAACTTAATAACCGAGAAGCTACCCATTGATAATTGGGATTTTCTTCATTAAAAAGATTAATAGCAGATTCTACTAACACTTTATGGATTTCTTTAGTAGAGATACCATCTACAAGGTTTAATTTGGTATTAATTTCAATGTCTGAAATACTAACACCGGTTATTTCTTGAGTTGCCCATATAATAACTTTGTTGATGTTGTCTACATTAAAAGGAACCAAGGTACCATCTCTTTTTCTGACTTTGAGGATATTATTTTCACTCATAAAATTATTGTTTGTTGTTTATTTAGACGGATCAAAGTCCATTCACTTCTTCTTTCTTTTTTTAGATTTTGGTGCAGTTTCTGGGATAAGTTTTTGTACTTCTCTTTTATATATTTTGTCGGCTAAATGTTTTAAAAATTCAGCAACTTCAAAAGAGGAACAAACGTTGATGATCCTAGATTCTGCATATTTAATGTCTGATTCCGGCCAATCAGGATACAAGTAGTGGAGTAATTCATGAAAGGCTGTAGGAATTATATCTCTTCTATAATCTAATTCTATGTCAGTCCAGTAACAAAGACCTACAGAATTGTTCATTTTTCTCAAATTAAAAAATTCTGGAGGTTTAGTTTTGACTAAATCTAAGGTTTTCTCGTAGAGATCTTTAACCTCTTTGTTTGTCAATTTCATTGAAAAATTACTTTTTCTTTTTCTTGATATTGGCTTCTTTGGTTAAGACTGCCTGTGCTGCGGTTTTTTTGGCAGTCTCAAAACGACTCTCTGCAGCTTCAATAGTGTTACAAGTCCAACCCATGTTTCCCCATTGGGACCCACTAGGATATAGTTCACCGGGTTCAATGTAATTCCCATCAATGGTTATTCCATTATGAGAAGATATAATCACTACCTCAAAATGAGGATTCCTGGAGGAAGTAACTGGGTGTCTCTTATAAATTGCAACATTTTCTTCTCTCTTCAGCAGAAGGTGCTTAAATCCCTTTTTGATAAACTTTTCTGGTACGAGCTTCATATAATTATTATCTATGGTTTTGGGTTTGATGTCACGAGAAAATGGTGTATCATTGTGATATATGAATTTTAAAGAGTTGGTTCTTTTGGAAAGGGGATTTGAAGATGTAATTTTTTCTGAAAAGGATCATTCTTATAAAATAAGAGGAGAAAAGGCTTACTCTTCTGTTACTCAACTGTTAAAAAAGTATGAAAAACCTTTTGATACTAAAAAATTGTCGAAGATTGTTGCAAACCGGCAAGGGGTTCTTGAAGAAGATATTGTACACTTGTGGGATTTTAAAAGAGATTATGCATGTTTGAAGGGTACTTTGTTCCATTTGTATGTAGAAAATTTCTTACAGAAGAAAAGGTCTCCTTTAAACAAAAATGAAATTGAAGATTTTGTTAAAAATCATAGAGAGTATATTACTACAGAGGAATTTTATAATGACATAGCCTCTTATATTTCCAATTTTAATAATTTTTATGAATGGTGGAAAGCAGATCATATTTTAGTGAGGCCAGAGTTAGTGGTTGGAGATGTTGCTACTGGAGTTTGTGGATGTGTAGATAACCTTTCTTTGAATTGTAAAACCGGTGAATTGGTTATATTTGATTACAAGAGTAACAAAGAAATTAAACAAAAAAGCAAAGACAGACTTCTGGGTATGTTAAGTCACTTGGAGGCCACTACATTAGTAAAATATTCACTTCAAATGGCACTTTATTCTGAAATTATAGAAAGAAATACTCCTTTTAAAATTTTTGATAATAAAATTGTTTGGGTTGGGGGTTCTTCCTATGAATTAATTTCATGTCTTGATATGAGACAAGAGGCTAAAGCTTTACTAAATCAGGTTGAATTGCAAAAAGGTGTTGATATAAAATGACAATTCTTTAATATAAAATACTATGAAATTTAAATATACAAACTCTAACAATGAGGAGGCTTTTTTTGAGGCAGTTCCGTTGACTACAGAACTTTATACAGAGTTGATAGAAATAGACAAAGAATTTCTTCAAAATGTTGCAGAAGGCAAAGAAGTTTTTTTTAAGGATGAGCCCTTGATAGAAGCGGCGAAAAGTTTGTTAATCTCTTTTGGTAAAGGAAAAGAAATTCAACCTTCTTCTCTTTCAGATACTCATGAAGTTCTATTAGTGACTTCAAAAACAATTCTCAAAGAGGCAGAAGAATATAAGAAAACCAATTACACACCCAAAAGAATTGTAAGAGATAAAATGATCACTAGTAAGATTAGATCCTTCAAAAAAGAAAAAATGGAATTAAATTTTGATTTGGCCCACTAAAAAGGTAAATATTGTTACAACATATGTCATTGCTCAACGCCTATACACAAATTTTAAATGAAAGTGGAAAAGACCACGAAGTTAAAGGAGCCGTAAAAAAGGGTCAAGATTTTGCCTCGGGTTTAAAGGTTAATAAACAAGAAGGACCCAAGGTTGAATCTCCTAAAGAAGATAAAGAACATTCTGTAGATGGTGAAAACAATGGCGTTCCTAAGAAGTTAGCCAAAGAATCTTCTAATCCCTTTGATGCTATTTACAATAAAATCTTAGCCCAAGAAAATTGGGAAGCTGAAGAAGAAGCTAACGAACAACCTAACTTTGGATCACCCACTGGTCATGATTCCAACAATATGGAGTTTAGTGGTGACAACTCTTCCGGAGAGGGTGAAGTTGAATTAACAGATGATTCGGATGAACATCCAATGAGCCAGGTCCTCTCTGCCTTAAAGGCCGCTGTCGAAGCTTTAGAAAAAGTTATCAGTCCAGAGAGTGGTGAAGAAGGTGAAGGTGAAGAAGAAGAAGGTGAAGAAGGTGAAGAACACGAAGAGGATGAAAGTGACGAAGAAGAAAAAGAAGAACATCAAGAATTTGGTGAATCAACCGAGGAAGACGACGATGACGATGACGATGAAGATGAAGACGGTGATGTTAAAAAGGAAGAAGTAGATGCTCAAGTTTTGGGCCATGCTTTAATTGACTTGGAAAAATTGGCAGCCAGCTTAACGAGTCCTAAAAACCAAGTTGTTAAGGGAGCAGTGCCAGTTAATAAAGGAAAGGCTCAAGTGCCTAAGGGTGTTAAGACAACTCCAAGACCCACAGAATTAAAGGGCAAGGGCGAAAGTCTTCAAAGCAAAAAAGTTGACACTGGTTATGTCAAGAAAGACAAAAACTGGTACGATCAGTAAATTTGATTAAACAAATTAAAAACTCCGCTTAAGCGGAGTTTTTTTTTCTAAATATATCATGGAAGATAATTTTTATTCTTTTTATAAAAAAAATCAGGGACTGCCTTCTGCTTTTACTAAGAGTCACGGTGTTACAAAAAATACCAGAAAACATCATCAGAGTGTCGATAGACTTGCCAAAATAGGTCATCGCAAAAGTGGTAAGGTTAATTTGGTTGCGGCAAGTGAAAACCAATCCTTAAAAAATCCAGTAGTAAATGCTTTTGCAAATTCTAATCGAACTTTTATAAAAGGATTAACTTGGGCAATAGTAAAACCTATACTAGATGCATACAAGATTCAACATGATGTAGAATCTGAAGAGACTTATGATAAATCTCTTAATAGAGTTCAATGTAAATTAACCGGTGCTAAAATAATTATTCGTTATATTCCTCAAAACAAAACTTGGGTGCTTTTTAAGAAATAATATGGAAACTTTACGTTATCTTAATAAACAACACAACCAATCTGAAAGACAGAACTTTTCAAATTGGTGGAAGGAACAGATTCAAATTAATGGACAGGAAATAGTTTATTATAGCAATCAAACCTCTTTATCCGGAAGCAATCCTCTATACGGAGAGCAACCAGACGCGGGGTTCGGAGATGGACATCCTTTGATAGTATTAGGTAATTTAAACGGTGATTCTGTTTTATTATCTAAATTTGGTTTAATAGCAGACGGTGAATGGTCCGGAGTTCTACACAAAGATACCTATACAACTGTATATGGTTTATCTTCTGAACCCAAAAGAGGAGATCTTATGGCGTTAGTTGAATACGGAGTAGATCGAATCAATTATCCTAAAAGAGGAACTACTATATATGAATTAACAGATGTAGTTGACGAGTTTAAAGGAAATCCTTTGATGGGCCATTACGTGTGGTTTTTTACAGGCAAGAGATATGACTACAGCCAAGAACCACACAGTCCTGGTGCTGGTATGGGAAATCTTCCATTAGAAGATAATGATGTTATACAACAAATTGCAGACGAGAATTTTAATTATATAGAAGAAAACCCAGACAGTAATACTAGTGTTTACGGTGAATATTAATATTCACGTAGACTTACATCTATTTCTGGAAACAATGCTTTCATTTCAGAAGAAGCATCTTCATTGTGGCATATGTTGATCTTATAATCTTCCATCAAGAGTTTGCGTAAATATATGTCCTGAGTAGACGACATATACTCTCGTATCTCCAGGGGTTTAAATTCAATCTTATCTAGCGGAATCTTTTTTTCTGTGGCTTTATCTGCTATAAGATTCACTGCTTCATATAGAGCAATCCACTTTGCCGTGGTTAAAGACTTCTCCTGAGCTTCGCCCCACCAGTCTAGAGGATTTTGATAGACTTCTGTTTCTTGTTTTGGATTAATGGTCTTCATATTATTACTTGGTGGCTGGGCCGGAAATAGTGGGCGCGGGCATCATAGGATCTGTGAATTCTGTAACTTTAGCAACTACAAAATTAATGTTTACCACATTCTTAGCATCACAATTTTGACACACGAATTCAAAACGTTCATTTTGATCCGGAACAAACGTGTTGATGTTAGAGGCATTACACGCCGCACATTCAAGAATAGTTGAAAGGGGTGCTAATTTATCCAATTCCTTTTGTCGAGTTTGGTGGCTAAAGTAATTGTTGACAGTTCCGGCAATCACGGAAAACAGAATATATTGCATAGCCACTGCCAAGATAAAGGCAGGGAGAAATGGTTTGCCTGCTAGAACAAAGCCTAATCCAATTAGTGATGAGAGGAAACAAACGGTGGTGGTTGATTTTAAAAATTCAAATAAATTTTTATTAAGATATAGTTTCATTAAGAAACATTTTACTTAGATTTTCCGGGAACTACCACCATATTTTTATTTATATCTCTTTCTTGAGCTGGATTTATACCCTCCAGACTAGAGGCTAAATCCATATAAAATGTTAATTTTGCATCCAAGTCCTTGATGGCACCTAGAATTTTGGCTGAATATGCAATTAAGGAATTTAATTTCTTTTTTTGTTTTGCATCCAACGTGGTGTTAAGTTGTAAACAATTTTCCATTTTATTGGAAGCTGTTAACAAATATATAAAACTATCAGCGAGATCATTGGTCACGGTCTGTAGTGGCCACGGCATATCTGCAGTTTGTTCTACAGGAGGACCAACTGCCGGAAAGAGTGGATTATTTTTTTGATATGGAAAATTATATCCTTGTTGATTACTTTGAGGGCCCCAGTCTTTTCTGGGTGCATCACTATAACCCCCGTAATTAGGATTATTGTACATGCCATCTAAAGCCTCATTCAAAGCATTATGCAAGTCCATATTAAGCCAATTTACCGATACGAACTCGATTACCACAACGACTACAATTCCATTTTACCAATTTTTCTGATTGTTTGGTTTTTGGATCTACATTTTCAACAACTTGTCCTCTTACATAATCACCACAAAAATGACATGCAATGGGTTTATTTGTTACCGGCTGATAATCTGATTTTCTTTGATCGCTCATATCTTAATATTTAGCACTAAAAAGGTTAATTGCTAGGAAACATTTCTTTGGAAGAATCTTGTGTTTCAAACTTGTCATGGGTTTCAAGTTTACCAACGACAAATTTAACAAATTCAGATCTTACAATGTCATCCTTATTAAATTGAAAGTGGTGCACACCATGTTCTTTACTAACCTCATCATTAAACATTTTACACATCCTACTAAATCCTCCACTTTTGCTGTAAGGAAGATCTGATTGATATGGGTCACCCAAAAATATTATTTTTGAAAACTCACCGAGACGAGTGATTGTGGTAACTAATTCTTTGAAAGTTATGTTTTGGCATTCATCAACTATAATCACCTTGGCTGGCCAATGAAGGCCTCTAATATAGTTAACTGGCATAGCATTAACTCTTTTATCTGCATGTAATCTCTTAATCGTACTAGCATCTAAAAATTCTTCCATCTTTTCTGTGAAAGGTGCCATATATGCTTCAAATTTTTCATCTATAGTACCTGGCAGATAACCTATTTTACTATCAGCACTTTCAACGGCACTTCTAACAAAGATAATATCAGATGCTTTTTTAAGTTTTAACAATTGTAAAGCAGCATAAACTGCGGTACTAGTTTTGGCACAACCAGCGGGTCCTTCTATAAAGACACATTTGGTGTGTTTGTCTAATAAAAGAGATATAAGTCCTTTTTGTTTTTCTGTCCACGGCAGTGGTCTGCAACTGAAATCAAAATTTATTTTATCTCTTTGAAATACTCTTGGTGATGTATCCTTTGGATGTTCCGTGTTTTCTAACACTTCTTCATTCATTGGCCGGCTTTTAGAGCGGGGTTTTTTGCCCATGTTACAACTACTTACCACCGTGTTAGGGGATTATTGGATTTTGTCCGGCAGACGGTGAACTCGGAGAGGCTCCTGTGGGATTGGAACCAGTTGAATCCGGTACTTGGGCCTGAGCTTGGGACGGTGTCGTGGTTGTAGAAGTGGACGGTTTTGAAGATTTGCCTGCTTGATACGCATCAAATGCCGCTTTAACATCCGGACTTTGAGTCGCGGTAGAAATAGTCTGGCTGTTAATTTGAGGATTTGTTTGAGAATTTTTGGCAAATGTATTATAAACATCCGCTATTCTCTTTTGATCATCTGGGCTCAACTGCAAAAAATTTTGTATAGGAAGATGTACATTGTCAGGTGAAGAGGCAGATGTATCATCTTCATTCATTTGAAGCATGGCTGTGTTGAATACGTTATCAAAGGATTTCATAACGTTATTTAGTCTAAAATCCTCTTCAATCACGATAGGGTCCCTGAATTAGGATAAATATTTTATAATTTTATGTCAACAAGAACTATAACTTCACCAGGTGTACAGATTACAGAGATAGATCAGTCTCAAATTGCGCGCAATTCAGCCGGAACAAATGTGTTTATGACCGGTTTTGCTTCTCAAGGCCCTACCGATGAGGTGGTTTACATTGGCAGCGTTTCTGAATTTGAATCCACTTTCGGCACACCTACAAATGAAGCGGAAAGATATTTGTACCATTCTGCCAGACAAGTTTTGGTTCAGTCTCCTGCCAATTTAAAGGTGACAAGAATGGCATATGGGTCAGGATCGGGAATAGGTTTTGGTAATTCTTACAGTGCTTTAGTGTTTCCTGTGAAGGGATATATTCAATCTGTTGCAAATCAATTGAGTTCAAATGTTATTAATTTTACTAATGACTCTTGGGGTGGAAGGAATGGATCTACCCCTGAACTAGCATTAAATGCATTTACACTAGACAGTATTGTATATGGTACTAGTGCTTATCATTATCAAACATTCTTTACAGATACTACAGGAAATTATAGACTTTCTATAACTGGAGCTACTAGTGCTTATACATTAACAATTAACAACAGTGCAGTTTTAAGCACTTATATTAATAATCTTCCTTCCAATTATAAGGATGCAAATTATTATGAAATTCAGCCGCCACAATCTGTGTTGTTAACTGAATCTGAATATCAGGATGTTATATCTAATAACATTTCTTGGGATGCAAGTTATTCAGAACAAGATATAAACAGCAGTTCTAAATTAGGCCACAGTGGTATAATTGTATTAAACCCCACAAAGGTTGCAGTGGATAATATACATCAAGGTTATTATATAGGATTTGCTGATAACAGGGATAATAATCCAGGATCAGATTTCAAGAGTGTAACCGGGGTTAAAGCTGTTGACCAAGTTTACAATAATCAATATCAAACTTTTACAAACATACCCACCAATCGTTTAAATTTTGCTTTGAGTGGTTCACATTTAAATGTTTCTAATAGCATATCCCGCACGATGGAACAATATCCAACTGGATACGACTTTTCGTCTTCAACTTATAATGATTGCTTAACTTTGATGACATTTAAGTTAAGAACTTCTATATATGCTCAAGACACAGTTACTTTGGATTACAGAGTCCAAGAAGGTTATACAGGTTCTTTATATAACAACAAAACCCAAAATAATCCTAACGGAGGGGCCCCCGTTACTTTTGCATTAGAAAAAGTAGCTGCACAGAATTCAAGATCCTCTGATATGAAGGTTATAGTAAACCCGATTATTTCTAGTACAGGAGATTGGATTTCTTCCGATGGTAAAACTCCTAAAAAATCAGTGAGGGTAAGTGATGCTGCCAGAAACATTTATTCTTTGGGTGTTTATGTGTCTCAAACTGATACTACCAGTTGTGATATTGGAAATGTTCCTCTAAAACTTCAGAGAATTTTAAACAGACTGGATGACATGGATGAAGAAATAGATCTTATTCCTGAAGCTGGTTTAGGTACAATATGGGCAGGAGCTGCTGCTAAAAAGGCGTCTGTCTCTCCTGGCAATACTTCAGACGGTGGTTACTTTTTTGATGAAAAGTATCCCATTTCTTCTGCTCTTATGGCAGAATTAAAAAATCAAACAGGCGGCAATGAAAGTATATTAAAGCAGAATTATGATTCAATAGTCCAGCAATTTTATACTTTTGCGGAAAAGACTCGTATGGATCATATGTTCATACCAGATCCTTTGCGTTATATTTTTGTCAATGGTCCTGATTTTAAAACCACCAAAATATCCACTTACAATTTTTCATTAGACATTTATTGGCCGTTGAAAAATCTTTTCGGAGATATTTCTTCTAGTTACGGAGCAACTTACGGCAACTGGATCAAATTTAATGATGTTTATTCCAATCAAATGGTTTGGCTTCCAAACTCTGGTTACGTGGCTGCAGATATAGCATTTTCTTCTGCGGTTAATTTTCCGTGGTCAGCCCCTGCTGGTTTTAATAGAGGTGTATTAACCAATATTGTTGATATTGCAATTAATCCTACTCAAAAGCAAAGAGATCTATTATATAGAATTAATATAAACCCAATTGCATATTTCCCAGGTGAAGGTTATGTTATCTACGGGCAAAAAACCTTAATGAATAAGCCATCTGCCTTTGATAGAATTAATGTTCGCAGACTTTTCTTGACTCTTGAAAAGGTCACTAAAAATTTATTAAAATACTATGTGTTCGAACCCAACACCTTCGCCACCAGATCTAGATTAATAAATGCTTTATCACCAACTTTTAATCAAGCAAAGGCGAATGATGGTTTATACGATTATAGAATTATTTGCGACGAAAGAAATAACACTCCAGATGTTATAGATAATAATGAATTGAAGATTTCCATTTATATACAAGCAGTGCGCACAGCTGAGTACATTTTAGCAGACTTTGTAGGCACTCGTACCGGGATAAACTTCAATGAACTAACGTCCTAGTTGATAAGTATTGATATATGGCTGATATATTCTCAAATCAAAGTATACAAAATTTTTATCAAACTGCTTATAAAAAGGATTTTGCTAGGAAAAATTTATTTAGAGTGATTTCTATAGAGACCGGCATTAATGGCCTTTCTTTTGATAACACTGATTTGGTTTATGTCACATCCACATCTTTACCTCAGAGGGCTATTACTAATATTAAATTGCCTTATATGGGAATGAGTTTTAATCTTCCAAGCACCGCCAGTTATCCTGGAAGTGATGCTTGGAAGATTAAATTCAGGATGCCACAAGATCTTTCCATAAGAGCTAAGTTAGAAGCGTGGACTAGAGTTATATTTAATGATGCCACGACTACAGGTTCCTATGAGTTAAAAAACTTGGGCACTGTAATGCTTTCTTTGATGAGCAAAGGAGGACAACCTATTCGTAATTACAAATTAGTAGGTGCCTATTGTGTGTCCTTAGGAGACTATGCCTTAGATGTTGCTGATACTGGCTCTGTGGTGGAACAAGAAGCTACTCTTGCCTATCAATATTGGGAGTAATTGAAATGCTTTAATAAGTATTTTCAATGTCATTTCTATCTAAAGCCTTTCAGCCTGTTAATCCTCTTAATAGTGGATTTGTTTCTAGGGCCGGTGGATCAGCAAATCCATTGACTCAGATGTTTAGTTTAAACAGTGATGTATTAAACAAAGCACCTAGTCCATATTCCTTTTATTTAGACATATTGAGCCAGTGGCCTACTGCACCGGCTTTGGCTTCAATGTGGCTGGTTGTAATAAACCTGAGAAGTGTTTCTGCTCTGATGAATAATCCGGCGGCACTGGTTAGTCTCTTTGATTCAGGAGATTTTCAACCTTGGGAAATTTCTCAGGGCACGGTTGACGATTTAACAAAACCAGAATATCAACAAACTATAGAAAATCTTATGGGGTGTGTTTTTGCTCAGGAGGTTTCAATTCCAGGAGAAACTATAACAGCTACTCAAGAAAATTTAAATTGGGGAGGGTTACAAACTCCTTATATTATTAAAGGCAGAAACTCTTTTGACAAAATTAAAATGTCTTTTTTAGAAACTAATGCCTCTTTTGCAGATTTAGTTATTCGACCTTGGATAGTATTGGCCAGCCATCTTGGATTAATTGCTCGGTCGCCTGGTTCACCAAAAAATGTAAAGTGTGATTTCATGGATGTAATACAATTTGCAAAAACTGGTCCGTATTCCTCTGTTGCCATACGCAAGATTGTAAGATATTATGATGTGGTTCCTGTAACTCTGGACTCATTAACTTTATCTCATTTAGAAGAGGGTTTAAAAAGAAGGAACGTTTCTTTTATATATAACGGTTATTCAGTCATGGAAGCCGGTACTGCAAATATGATGTAGACCTGTAATTATATAAATGGAATTATATTTGTATAGTGTAGAAATGCCTTTCTCTGGCGTTAAGCTTTTTTACAGAGAAATGTCTTCTAAAGAACAAATATATGTCTCAAAGGCACATACCATGTTACCTTTAGACCCAGAATATACTGAAGACTATGGTCGAGCGTTACAGAAAGTTGTATTACAATGTGTAGAAAATAAAGAAGATTTTTACAAACTTAATATAATAGAATATATTTTATTTTTATGCAAGTTGCGTATTGTGTCTATAGGTGAAGAAATTGAATTACAATTTCAAAACCCAGTAGAAGAAGAAACTGATCAAAAAAAGATAAAGTTGACTTTAAACCTGTCAACTTTAATGAGAAATTTATACAACACAACAAAAGATATATTAACAACTGAAGAATTGCAAATAGATCAGTTAAACATCAAGTTTGAATGGCCTTTAATAAATTCTGAACATTTTTTTTTAAAACCTAACAAAGACCTATTAATAGATTCAGTGGCTTTATATATAAAAAGTTTTACTTTAAATGATAAAACTTTCCATATGAAAGATTTTAATACTTCTCAAAAATTAGAAATGTTTGAGAAATTTCCTATAAAATATCAAAGCAAAATACAAGATATTGTTTTTAATTATATTAAATTATTTTCAGAATCTAATATATTCACGGATCATTTAGCAGATTATTTAAATTTTAATTTTTATAACTCATCATATCAAAGTATTTTGAGAATGTTTTTTACAGAAAATTTAAGGAATTTGTATCAACAATACTACATATTGGCCTCGAGGAAAATATCACCCTCTTATACAGACTCCATGACAATTGCAGAAAGGTCTATATATTATTCTTTTATAGAAAGTGAATCAGAACAACAAAATTCAGAAGAAGGAGAATGGTCTGAAGAAATGAATATTGATCCAACTGCCTAGAGAATAAAGTGATATAATCTCTAATTATTATTAATATATGTCTGAAAATTTAAATTTCAACGATGCTTTAAATACTTTAGAGGTTTTCAAAGAATTGTGTGTAGCTAAAGCGTGGTCACCTACTTTAGGTAAAAACATTCTTATTAAAGAACTATCTGCTAAGCAGCAAAAGCAATTATTATCTTCGGCGGTAGAGTCCGCTTCTGAATATAAATCATATTTTATTAAAAATTTATATGAAATTTTATTACAGAATTGCAATGAACCCAAAGAAACTATAAATTCTTTAAATTTTATTGATTATACATCTATTGTTATTTCTCTTCGCAAACAAACTTCTAAAGAAGTTTTAATATCCTTCAGTAAGGAAGATGATAAAAGGGTAGAAGAGGTAATAGATTTAGATGGGGTACTGGACAAACTTTCGGCTCTTGTAATTCCAATCCCAGAAAACATCGCGGTAAAAAAGGATAATATTGAAATCAACATATCGTTAAAGATACCCACTATTACAGATGATGTTACATTCTTTGAATTTTTACCAGCAGTTAAAAAACAAGATACCCAAGCAGAAACCTTGAAGCAATTAATTGCGGAAACTTATATGTATGAATCTGCAAAGTGCATAGACAAGGTTGAAGTGGCGGGCAAAGACTTGGGATATAACACCCTTTCCGTTAAACAAAAATATGCTTTAGTTGAAAAATTACCAGCTTCTTTAATTCAAAAATTGTTATCTCAGTATGCCTCTTGGAAAGAATCTGTTAATAAAGCATTAACCGTAAAGAGTTCTAATGGAATTGAAAAACAATTAGATATTGATTCTATCTTATTTTTAACTTCTTAATCCTGCTATAGAATCTAAGTATTCTATATGGCACTATTTGACACCACAGAAGAAGTAAATCAACATTATATTGATTTTATGAACTCTCAAAAAGTGTCCATAGAAGAATTAAAAGCAATAAAAATGAGTTTATTTGAGCTCACTAAAGGTATACATACTACTCTTTTAGGGGCTACTAAAGAAAATACATCTACTCTTAAAGCTTTATACGATCACTTAAATCCTCCAGGAGCCGAGGCTCGGAGTTATAGTTCCTTAAAGGCAGGAGGGGACAGAGAAGGAGATAATGAAACTCTAAAATTTTTAAAAGACTTTATGTCTAAAATACCATTGCCGGGTCAAGGTGGCGGAAATGTAAAGACTTTATTAGATGAAATAGGAAGTTTAATAGTAACCGGTTTGTTGGCATTAGTGGCTCTGCCTTTTATGGGGCCCATTATAAAATGGTTTGATGATAATTTTGGAACCAACATTAAAGCTAGTTTTGATAAAATAATTCGTCCCTTTGAAGGTTATATTACTAGAGCACATGAAGCCGTGGTTACACTTACAACTTGGTTGCACAAAACTATAGATTGGTTTAAATTGCTAATGAATGATCCGAAAGAGGCTTTGCTTCAGGCATGGGAAGGTCTTAAAAATTTAGGGCACACTATATATGAAAAATTAAAGCCTTTTATCAAAGTTGGCGAAGACGTTTTTAACTCTATATACACCTATCTTAAAGATCAACTTAAGATATATTTTGATCAATTTTTAGATTTTCTCGGAGGTGCCACAAAAACTAATAATGTTTTTGAAAATACCTATAATAAAATATCGAGTTATTTCAATAGTTTCATTTCTTCTATAGAAAAGTGGTCAGACAATAATGGGTTTCATGATGTCTTTCAAACCATGAAAGGATATTTCACCACAGTGTTAAAAACGGGAGAGTCTTTTATGGAAGAATTAAAGCCTTTATATGCAGGTTCAAAGAATATATTTGCCACTACAATGCATTTATTGGGCACTATATGGGATTCCGGGGTCATACAACAAAAAATTACTAATATAGTGGGTGATGTAACTGACGCGGTCAAAAAAAAGGCTGATAAGCTTTGGGATTCTTTATCTACTATTTTAGAAAATTTATTGCAAAATATAGGGGATCGAATATTGTTGTCTATTGCAGGAAACGGTAAAAAAAAGAATGAAAAGGGAGACGAGTGGAATTGGTTTTCAGATGTTGATCCCTCGGAATGGATTCCCGGAGTTAAAGAGGCTCGAGAAAGGATGAAAGAAAAGGAAAACAAAGAACTCTTAGAACAAAAGAAAACTATTAATGACAAAAAATTAAGAGATGAAACCTATGATAATTCTGTCCAAAATTTAAAAAATAAATTAGGAATAGAGTCTCCTAATTTCAAAAGAGTAATGGATGGGCTGTCTGAGGGTGCTGCTTCTACTGAGAAAAGTTTAAGAGCACAGGCTGATTATATATCTGGTGCCATATCCGAAGCCTTAAAGGAGTATCAGGAAGCTGATAAACAACCCATTATAATACAGCCACCTGCAAAAAATTCTTCTCCCGGCTCTATGACTCCTATACCCACAATGCAATCTAATGAAGTGGGTAGAATAAGGGGGCAATTTTATTCCACAAGACCTTCCTTTGGTGTACTTGGTTAACCTATAATATATGTCTTTTAATTTTTTCTCCATACAGCAAACACCTAATAGATTTCTCAAGACAACTACGGCTTTTTATCCAACCGCGGTGCCTACCGGTGGGTCTGGTACTATAGATGTATACGGTGATTTTAGATGGAAAAACACTGGTTCCATAGATGAGGTGCCTCAAATATTGCTATCTGAGTTTAAATTAAATACTGGAGCCCGGACTGCTAATTTATTAGAATTGTGGGGAGAGATGACCTCCAATCTTTCTAAATCTAATACAAGTAGTGTGGGCAACTTTGCTTCGTCAGCTGGAGGGATAGCCAAAGAAGCATTGGCGCGAACCGTTTTTGGAGACCCGTATGAGGGGTTATATAAGGGAGAACCTACAGGGTTCTATTACAACCTGCCCTATATAAAAAACGGTTCCATAAGAGGTGATGGCATGAAAAATAATTGGGCCAATGATGAGACAATATTTGATATGTTAGGCAAGGCGTTTCCCGCTTTAAAGAGTGTGGGAAATGCTATGGGCTCACTTGCGGCTCAATTAAAAGATGAAGCTTGGGGTGCGGAAGATATAAAAAAATTTACAGGGTCAAATGCTAGAACAGTTACTATCCAATTTCCTTTATATAATACCTATTCTATAAAAGAGGCTAATGATAATTTTAGTTTTATAAGTTTGTTTGGATTTCAAAATTTAAGAACTAGAACTTCTTATATGACTTTTTTGCCTCCAAAAGTTTACACTGTAGACACCTTAGACGAAGGGGGCATATATATGCCAATTGCAGTGGTAACTGATTTTAAAGTGGAAAATATGGGCACTTTAAGGAGAATGACTGATTTTGGCACTAGCATATCCGGACCGTCTGCCACTGGATATCGTTTGGTGCCGGAGGCTTATAAAGTAACTATAACCCTGACAGAACTTATACCAGAAACTACTAACATTATGCAAGGGGCTCTCGGCCACGGCAAAGTGCAGGTTATTAATAATTCTCTTGGAAGCAATATGGGTAATGTTGATTTGAATAACATATCCTCAAGTGGGCTGTTTGATTTCTTAGACGGAAGCTCCGCTGGAACTCTCGGTGCCTCCACAGCAGACAATCTTTCACCTACTCAAGAATTTAATCAGAATAATTCATGGAGTACTTCCGATTCCTTAACCTCTCCAGAAGTGCTATCAAGCACTGGTATGACAGATTTGGATAAAATAAAATTGGTGGAATATCAACAAGAGATCCAACAAGAAAAAACATTTGCAGATATGCAATTGAACAGCACGCCAATGTCTGAGGAACAAACTGCTGCAGTTGAGGCATATAGACCATCTCCAGTGGAACAATTACCGGGGATGAAAACTTCCTATCAATTGCCCGGCATGGAGATACCAGAAGTGGTATCTCCGGTGTATGAAAGAGAATTAATACCTGGTATGGATTTCAATGCCCCCGAGGAATCTAATGTAAAACCTGAATTGACTGTCCCTGTTATAGAGGAGAGAGCACCTCAATATACACCGGAGGCACCTATAGAAGAAAATCGAATACAAATAAACACACCGGTAACTCTTCAAGATTCATCTCTTGAAGAATATACTGCCCCCCAAACTAAAGAATTTCTAGGAGGCGGTTTAAATGTTGATTATGAGTCTTCTTCACTCTCTTTTCAACCACCAGCTTTAATTACAAATACTGATACCACAAAACCTAGCATAGTATTAGACACTCAAAAATCATTTAGTACAGTTGCTGGTGACGTAACAATACCTAGAGGTGAATTAGACATGGAAGCCTTTAATCTGGCAGTGAGAATGAGATCTGAGAGCGGTAAGAATGTAACCTTTTTGCCAGATAACAACGGTGGTTACACGGTGGTTTCTGTGGATAAAAATGGAGTTGCCACGCCTTTTAATGTTTTAGATGCATTGCCAAGCGGGCAAACTGTGGGAGAATTAATAAATTTGGCGCCGACCAAAAAAGACGCCGTGATAATAAAAAAAGAATTATTGGCTGGAAGACCTCAATATGCAGGAAACCAAGGCAATCA